ATGAAGCTAGTCGCAGCTCTCTCCCTAGCCCTCGCGGTCGCCGCGTGCGCCACGGCGCCTGCCATTCAGGTCCGCCAGCCCGGCGAGAGCGAAGCCGCCTACATCGCACGCCAAGTCCGCACCGAAGCCGGCTTCGTGTGCGATGGGGAGTCGGTTTGCACCGAAGCCCAGCTCGCAGCGCGAGAGCGCTTCCGCGCGATCCGCATGGCCGCTGAGCCGGCGCCGGGGAGGTCGATCAGCGTGGTGGGCGGCCCGCGCATTCAGCTCGCCAGCGGCGGCGGCAACCCCCGCTTCATGGTGATCCAAGAGGCCCTGACGCAAGCGCTCGCCGAGACGCAAGTTCGGATCGGCCGGGGCGCGAGCCTCTACCCGGATTGGATCGCCGCGGAGGCGCGCTTCCACGAGATCCTAGAGGCGAGCGGCATAGACCTTGCCTCTCGCGGGCCATGACAGAGGGACGGCCCATGAAGGAACCAGATCGGCACACTCTCGCGCAACGCGTCTTGGAGCTTTTCGGCAGAGCGGTTCCCTTCGCTCCCGACGGGCGCGGCGGGTTGGACGATAGGTCCCGCCTAGCGCGCGTAGGCGAATTCTCCGTCTGCTACGCGCAAGGGGGATGGGTCCAAGTCCGCGAAGGGATGCTGACATCCCCCTCGTGCTCCGGGATTCTCTTCAGCGGCGCGACCGAAGTGTCACCCGAGGGCGAAGTCCTCTTCAGGCACAGCACGTGCAAACGCGGCGACTGGCGCCAGCGCTTCATGGGCGCGAGCGCCGAAATGGTGACGACCGAATGACCGAGCGATTCACCGTCGGCGACCTCCGCGAGGCGCTCAAAGGCTTCGAGAACAACGTCGTCATCCATTTCGAGGGCGGGCTTACGTTCAGCTACGTGAAAATCCACGGCCGCGATGATGCCGACAACCCCAGCGAAATTGTGATCCGCTTCGAGGGGATGCCCACCACGATCCCCATGCGCACGATCTACGAGTCGCGCTAGCCTCGCTCCCCCTCCAGCCATTTCGACCTAATCACGGCAGGCATCCGCGGCGCCTGAGCGACGCCTTTCAGCTCATTGAATCGCCGGTTGAGGTCAACGCCCACGAGCCCGCGGACCGCTAGTCCGTACACGACGCAATCCAACGCCTCAGCCCTGCGGCCGATTATCCTGACGAACTGGCGCACCGGCTGACCGCGGCTGTAGCGGATGACGCGCCGCTCGGAAGTCAGTTGCTCAAACCAATCGGCCGTAAGCGAGTCGGAGAAGCGGATCGAACGGCCGCGCGCGAGGCGCGTGAGAAGCTGCGACTTCACGGAGTCCACGCCCACGATGAAGAGCTTTGAGCCTTTCGAGTGACTCGCCTCGATAGCGGGGCGGGAGAAGCCCGCAACGCCCTTGATCGCGACCACACGCCGATTGAAGCGCGGGCGGCAGAACGCCATCACGGCGTCCGTCGTCTCGCCATCGCCGGAGTCGACCGCCGCGGCGTCCACGCCGATGGTCCCGCCGAGCGGATGCTTCCAACGGGTTTTGAGGGCGTCGTCCACTTCCGCCCACGTGGTCGACTCCGACGGCGCGCCCCACACGACGGAGTGGCCCAGGATGTACGTCTCGCTTTCGCTGAAACCGAGGAAGCAAATTTCAATTCGATCCCGCTGCGTATCACAACCCGCGACGATCACGCGCACGGGCTCGGGGATCGCGTCGAGACCGAAGCGCTCGACTCTGCCCTGCAGCTCGCTCTCATCCAGCTCCTCCGCGGCGTCGCGCCAGCCCTGGCCCAAAGTCGTGTTGATGAACGCCTGCAACTGATCGGGACCGCCACGCTTGGCCGCTAAAAATTCCTTGGCCAAGGTCCCCCACCGCGCGTTGGGTAGCAGGCTGATCAGCGCATTGAGACGGAAGCCGGCGTGCCCGCGGACCTCGGGTCGCGTGATCCGCCACGCGCCAGCTTCCACCATCGCGACCTTGTGCGACTCGTCGATCAGCGCCGAGCAATGCGGGCAACGGAAGGCGGCCTTCTCCGGCTCGCCCTCGGGCCACTCGATATGGCCCCACATGATTTCCGTGAAGGCCCCGCAGGAAATGCAGGGACACTCAAACACCCTCCCGTCTGACTCGTTGTAGGCGCGGATGATGTGCGAGGTTTCCTCGTGGACGGGAGTCGAGCCCATGATGATTTTTCGGTCGCTGAAAGTGAGCGTCCGCTTGATCGCAAGATCGATGGGCGAGCCTTCGCTCGTGACCTCCATCGCATCGGACTCGTCTATCGCCAGCACCTTCGCCGTCCGGGCACGGAGGTTGCGCGGCGCACGGCTCGCGACGATGGAAAGCGAGCCGCCGGGGTAGCGGCGGTGCATGAGCGTGTTGCGCCCGGACTCGTCCTTTTCGGCGGTCAGGAGTCCGCGGAGAACGGGCGTCGCCTCGAAAATCGGTTCCACGGCTTCCACGACGAAGCTGCGGCAGTCCGACTCGGTCGGGAGCACGGCGAGCACGCTGCACGGCGAGTTCGCGACGTAGGAACCCAAGGCGCCGATCAGCAACGTGGTGTAGCCGACGCGCGCCGCCTTCTGCACCGTGACGCGCTCAATCTCGGGATCGGAGATCGCGTCGGCGATTCCGCGTTGATGAGCGTGCAACCGGACGCGGCCCGGAAGGGCGCTCGCCGAAGCGGGGAGTCTCAGGAACTCCTCCATCCAGGGCGCCAGGTCCATGCGCGGCGGCGGGATGAGCCGGGAGAGCGTCCGGGTACGGATGGCGTCGAGAACGTCCATAGCGGCGCTCAGGGCCTCGCCTGGGGGCCTTCGGCCGCCTGGACGCTCCCCAGGGCCTCCAGCGCGTCCCTCAGCTCACGGTCCAACACGGCGACGTGGGCGGGAGAGAGCCCCAGGCGGGCGCCGACGCGGCTCGGGAGCGCCAAGAGGCCGGCGCGGAGATCCAGCACGAGGGCGCCCCATGCCCGTTCCACGGCGTCGGCCTCCACGAGGCGGCCGGCGAGCGCGTCGGCTTTCAGCTTCGCGATGCGGGTCTGCTCCCGCATGAGAGCGTCCCTGTACGGATTGGCCGCGCGCCCGCCGCGGTCGTTCCCCTTGGCGGAACCCGGCGGCCGTCCAGGTCCGCGCTTCGGGGGAAGCTCGCCGATCAGGTCGTCAATGTCGTGGCCGTATGTCATGTGCTCAGTGTGCGAAAAGGACGGGGCTTTAGCGAATTCCCCAAAACGAATTTTTTAGTAGAGACTGTTCCCCCGGGCTCCGCGCCACCCGCGGGCCGTCCCCCAGGGGAAGGACCCGTCCACGGACGAATTAAATCGAGCGGCGTGCGTCAGTGCGGCGGCCTGAATAATCCGCTGAATAATTGCCCAAGAGAGAGTTCTGAGCTGCGGCGCACACACCCACACCCATATACTCTGTGCAGTGACGCAGGGGCGCGTCGCTGCCAGCGCATATGGTTGCGGCACTGAATGCGTCACTGCCGCACTGACGCGCTCACTGACGCAAATCATCCGATCAGCTCCCCGATTGAGGGGCGCGTGCGACTCCTCCGGCGGGGGATGCGCCTCACGAAGTCCATGGGCGTGATCCAGAACACGCTTTCGGCCGTCCAGCCGGTCCACCCGTGCCCGTTGATCGCCCGCACGAGGACGCTCCCGTCCTTCCATTCGAGGACGCGCCCGCGGACCTCGGGCAACTCTTGGCGGTCAAACATCTGCGGAGGGTAGAAGAGGATTTCGTCCCGCTCCCTCAATCTGATTTTGCGCATCATCCGATCAAGTCCTCTCTCGACGCCACGCGCACGAACTTCGTGGGGCGCCGCCAAGCGTTCACTCCGTCCACCTCGACAAGCCAACCTGCGGAGAGCGCAGTCCTGATCCTCGCGAGGATCGCCTTCCTATCCTTCTCAGGGTCTAGTTCGAGCGCCTTCGCGAACGCCTCGCCGATCCAGCCTTCCGCCCGGTAGCTCGCTCGCCACGTGGCGCCCGCCATGGCCTGTAGGATGGCCGCCCGCTCGTCTCGTGTCGTCTCCCCCTTAGGCGGCGGCTCCCATGCCTCCACGACGCCCACATCGTCGCCCTCGGCGCCAGAGTCGAAGTCTCCATTGGGCAAGCGGACGGAGGCCAGCTTGCGCCACGTCGCCACGCTCACGGGCGCGAGGTTCGCCTTACCGGCGTCCACGCGGAGATAGCGCCACGCCTCCTCAGCCGGAATGCTGTAGGACGGCGACTCCTCAGGCTGGAGTCGGTTGATGATGCGGGCGTGACGCACGGCGTCCACGAGGGCGCTCGCGCCGCGAGCGTCATCAACCGTCAGCCCAGGGGAGGGCTTTCCGGGGGCGTGCGTGGACGGCGGCGTCTTGCGCGTGTGGTGATAGACCACGGCGCCGCAGTCGGCTTCGCGGGCGATCCGGCCGAATCCCTTCTTGAGCACCGTGTTCACTCCGGAGTTGTCGTTCTCAGGAACGGCATGCGTGGAGCTGAGCGGATCGAAGATCGCCACGTCCGCCTTGACGTGCAGCAGCTCGCGGATGACGGCGCGGATCGCCTTCTCACTCAGCTTCACAGAGCCGCCGACCATACGCGCCAGCTCGATCTCTTTTTCCGCGCCGAGGATCGTCAGCCGTCGCTCGAAACCGGTTCCGGACAGCTCGCGCTTGTAGTGCTCGGCGGCGGCGAGGAAGCGGCGCATGATTTCTTCGCGCGGATCTTCGCAGTTCCAATAGACGACGTGGAGCGGCCCCGCCGGCTTCTCGCCGAGCAACGGGACGCCGCTCGCCATCGCGAGCGTCTCCACGATGGCGAGCGCGCTCTTCCCGGTCCCGCCGGGCGCGACGGTCGCCATCGTGAAGCCCCGCGTTATGCAGCGACCGTAGAGGAACTGTCGCCTCGGAAACTTGGTGAGGTCGGCCGGCGGGTCATACCTGTGAGCGGCGAAATCGAGGCCGTCTTCCGCCGCATCGTCCGCCTCTAGGTTGTCAAAGGCCGGCTCGGCGATCTTGCGCGCGTTCTTCCACGCCCGGTCGAGAGCGCGTTGCTCGTCATGCTGGCGGGAGAGGTGCGCGGCGGCGCGATCATTGGCGAGCGCCTCATCCTCGAATTGTTCTCTCGACTTGCCCAGCTTCACGGCGTCGCAGGCGATGGCGAACAGCACCTCGGAATCGCTGAGCCCGGACTCACTCTTCGACTTCGCCGTCTCGCCTGCGAACCGGGGACCGGCCTCGCGGACGATCCAGAGCACGTCCGCTGCGTCGACCTTTCGGACGTTCACGTGGCGGACTAGGGCCTCGCCCGTGACGCAGTAGTAGCGGTGGCCGTAGTGCAGCTCGATCTTCTGGTTCGGGCCGTTAGCCCAGCTCTTGCCGTGTTCGTTCCCGGTCGCCTCGCGGAACCCGGCGAGCGCGTCGGCGCCCACGAACATGAAGCCCTTCACACCGCGACCGCTAGGGCTGACTTCCGTGTACGTTCCGAAGCGGTCGACGATCCCGCTCGCCCACGACTCCAGCTCGCCGCTCTCAGGGTCGCGGCAGGAGTCGAGGTCGAAGCCGATCAGGGCGGAGCCGTCGCCCAAGTCGCCGAGCATGACGCCGACTCCATCTTTGGGCTCGTGCTTCCGGGCCTGCGCCAGCGTCCCCCAGGTCGACGGATCGTCGGACTTGGCCGTGGCGCCCGTCCTAGGGCTGTAGGGAACCTTCGTCGGCTTGCCGCCGGTCCCTCGTTTGGCGTAGCGCCACGCTACCCAGCGGCCCTTCAGGGCGGGTTCTTCGTCGAGGGGGCTCACGGGAATTCCGCCCTGATAGCCGACAGCACCGCACCCGGGTCGAATACGTGCTTGGCCATGCTGTCGACCATCATCGAGTCGGCCACATCCTCTAGCGTGGGGTCTAGGTCAGCGGGCCGCCGCCAGACGAGGACCGTGGTGACGCGACCTCCCGGAGCGGGGACAATGAGCGGCCGAACGTCGAGGTCAGGCCCGAAGCGTTTCCGAAGGCGCCGCCGTTCCCGCACGAGTTTCGCAGCGGCGATGCGCGCCTCGTCTCGACGGACGCCGGCCTGTTGCATCTCGCGACGTGCGCGCTGCGAAAAGGCTTGTTCGGTGTTCTGAAAATCAGGCTCGATGCTCACGAAACTGTTCCTTCCATGGGTGCGGTTTCACGCGACTGTCCTCTCCGGGATCGTCCACTGCCGGCCCAGACATCCGGCTTCATCACGAAGGCCCTCGGTGGCGAGCCGGGGGCCTTCTCATTTCACGTCAGTAGAAGTCGACGCTCGCGAGCCCACTCCCGAACAAGTTCGGGATCGAAAAACCGCCGGCCTTGCTTATCGACCTTGCACGGAACGTCTCGACGCTTCGCCGCGAGCAACACTGTCGCGGACGAACAGCGTGCGAGTTCGGCGGCGGCGGGGAGCCCGATAAGCTCCGCCGCCGCCGCGCGCTCCTGCACCCGCCGACGCGCATCGGCGACCGCAGTTGCCCCGCCATATGCCTGGGAGAATGAGTAGGCCCTGCCCATCTCAGTTCGAGAGTCGAACCTTGCACGTGGTGACGCCGCTTCCGGCGTCTTCCACGACATGGCCGATGGCGTCGCCGTCGGATTCCGAGTCGACGACCTGGGCGCCATCCCAGAGCGCGAGTTCGCCAACCGTGAGGACAACGGCGCTCGACTTCGGAAGCGTGTAGACGCCCTCTAGGGCAAGGTCCAAATCCTCGCCATTCGCTGCGTCGCCAGCGCAAATGCCTGCTAACCCCCCGATGATCAAGACGTCGCCGGACTCCACGTCTCCGGGAGAAGGGATCGTGATGGTCTTCCCAGGCTGAATGAAGTTTCTCATTGTACTGACCTTTCGTGTTTGGGCTACGTGCCCTTAGAGGTTTTGAACTTGATGACGTTGGCCGTCCCCGACCTCTTCGCCGCGATGAGGCTTTCGATGTAGGCGAGCGCCGCCGCCATCTCGCGATCCGATTTGTAGGTGATCTCCTCTCCGTTCTGATCGCGGACGGTGCGCACGTTATTAGCGCGTGCACGGATCAGTTTGACGCGGAGCTCACAAAGCTGGGTGAGATTGAGGTCGGGGACCATGACTAGGCGCTCTCGGAGCCGACGTTGCGATACCAGCCGCGCCAGTCGCGCGGCCCCACGCCCACGTCGAGAGTCACGCGCCACTCGCGGCCGAGGATTTCCCAGCCATCGCGTGCCGACACTTGCGGCCCCTCGTATCCGGCGAGGCCGCCGAGCACTAAAGCGGGGTGACGGGAATCTGCGAGATACCAGGCCAGCGGATCGATGGCCTCGAGTCGCGGCTCGCACACGACGGCGAGCTTGTTGCTGAACGGGTTCGCATCGTCCGTCCGGCCCGGCTGGATCGTGGCGACGAACTGTTCGGCCGCCGTGAGCTGCGAGGGAGGAACGACGATGGTATCCGGCTTGACGTTGATGATCGTCTCGTTGTCGACGCCGGTTTGCGTGATCATCGCAACCCGCGCCGCGCTGAGCGATTCGAGGCCGATGCTGGCGCCGCTGGAGTCCAAGTTTCCGTGATCGGCGTGGAAGAGCCGCACGGTGTCGCCCATGACAGGACCGGCGCCGGCCGATTGCGTGAGCGCCGTAACCACGAGATCGGCCGTGGTCGCAGCCGCCGCCTGCCCAGCATCGCGCGCGAAGTCGCCGAGCTGGTTGAAGGCGTCATTGATGATGAGCTTGCGGCTCGCCGAGAACAGAGCGCCGTAAGTGTCGAGCGCCCACGACTCGCGAGCTTCGCCGCGCGTGACGTTCTTGATCTCGCCGGACTCGGTGACCTTCTTCAGCTTGGGCAACTCGCCGAGCTGATGCGCATATTGCGCGCGGAAGTCGTTCGCCGTCGCCTTGAAGCAGAGCGCCACGAGCGGCGAGGAAGCCGCTTCATAGGCCGCGCGGACGGCGGTCGAGAGACCGATATCCAGCATGAGCGGAAAGTCGCTCGTGGTGTGCTGACCGACTCCGCCCGACCTAGTTTGGAAGGCCGTCGAGAGGAGCACGTCGCGGCTCATGCCGCGCGTGCGGACGCCGAGGGACTCCAGATGATCGCGCGCGTGGTCTTCCACGCTGAGCCCTACGAACGGCTTCGCCGCTTCGTCCTTCACGGCGACGCCGAGATAGCGCGCCGCGAAGCCGGCGGCGCGACGGTGCAGCGTCTCTTCCGGCGACGGGCCGGGGTTGATGACACGGACGCGGGGAGCAGCCTGCGAACGCGCCGTCAGGATCTCATACGCCGCGGCGCGCGCTTGCTCGGGCGTCGCGTCGCGGTCGATCAGCTCATCCGCTTGCGCCGGCGTGCCGCCTGCGCACTTGATGATGTCGCGGACTTCGGCGCGCGTCTGAGCGCGTGCTTCCTCCGCAGTGGGCGCCGGGGTCTCCGGCGTGTTCACTTCCGGTTCCATGATGGAATCCTTTCTGACTTTCGCCGAAGGGTCGGCTGGGGAGACCACGAGAGAGACCTCGTGGATTTTCACGCTCAGGGTTTTCGTCCTGACGCGGGATTGCTTATCCGTCCGCTCACGGATGGACGTGGGCGAATAGCCAATCGAGATGGAGTCCAGCACGCCGCTCTCGACGCGAGCCGCGGTGCGGGGGTTGTCGACGTGCGCCGTGACGATTAGCTCGCCGCGCTCGATACGGGCCGCGACGATCTTCCCGTGCTGATCTTCGATGCTGGCGGTTCGGTGCGAGTCCAACAGCGGCAGATTGACCACGGACGCCGGGTCGATTGAGGCGATGTCCAACTCTTCGATGTACTCGCCTGCCGCGTCTCGGCGCCGGACGGGCGCCCCCGTGCTGGCGACGGCCTCGAAAGTTTGCGTTGCATCATCCCAGGTCTTGGGCCGGATACGCGCGAGAAGGGTTTCACGCTTCATCGTCGGACTCCTCGGGATCGGTCGTGAACGGATCAGCCGCGATGTCCGCGTCCACGCGCTCGATAGATTCACCGCGCGCGGCGACGGCCTCGCGGCGAGACATGAGGCGCGCGTTGAGCTGAGCGACCGTCGCCTGCACCTGCTTGATCGGATCGGCTTCCGGCATGGCGGGGAAGCGCCACTCGCAACGCATGTCCGCGTCCGTGGTCGCGCGGCCGTTGCGGAGCGACTCCGTCAGCACGAACCGGCGCCAAATCGGATTGAGAAGCTGAGGCACGAGAACGTTGAACTGGATCGCTTCGAGGTGCGCCTTGAACGTGATCAGCGCGGCGCGAAGCGACGAGTAATTGGCCCTGGAAACGCAACCGGACGTCATGAAGGCTGGCACGGAGAGGCCGGCTGAAATCGCCTCGATTTGCGAGGTCTGAAATTCGATGCTCTGTTGCGCCGCCTGGGGGTTGTTGAACGTGATCTTCTGCCCAGGCCCGAGACGCCGAACGGTCCCCGGCTCGAGACTCACTTCAAGCTCGCCAGGATTGTCCGTTGACTGACCGTCAAACGGAAGGCCGGACGTACCAAGCGAATCTTCGATGAATCCGGCGTGGAGGGCGGCGACCTGGAATCCTTTCAACAGACTGTCGCTGAGCAAGCCCAGGTCGGCGAGCTTGAGCATGATCGGCGCGAGCCAACTGATCCCGCGCACCTGCCCGACGCCGACGGGGCGCATGAGGTGCAGCACGTCCGCAGCGTCGACCCGAACCGGCGGCGCCCAGGTCTCGAATTGCTGGTTAGGCGCGAAGGGGCGAATCCAGTAGCCGACGCGCTCACCTTGGGCGTTGAACTCGATTCCCGCCGTGATATGCGCACCGCCGCCAAGATCCCGAGTGAGGGACTCGTCGACTTGCTCTGCAGGGATGAGGCGAAGGCGCAAGCCTTCCTCGCGCTGCACGAACAGCACGAAGCTCTCGCCCGCGACGATGCATTCCAGAAATGCGAGGGCGATCAGTCCGCCGAAGTCTAGGCGGCCGTCCGCGTCGCACTCGCTCCAGAATTCGTCAACGAAGGCCGCGACCAATTCGGCGTTCGCGTGCGCCGGCATCGGACCGGCGCCGGCGCCGTAGGTCACGAGCGCGTTGACCGCCGCCGCGGTGTAGCCGTCGCTGCCGTAGAAGTAGCGCGCCTTGCTGCGGCTCGCCGGGGCCGCCACGATGGTTTCGATCACCGTGCGGCTGTAGCGCATTTCCTTTGAAAACCGACGCCATGAGCCTGCGTCGATGCCGCGCTCAAACTCGGGCAAGAGGACGCGGGCGAGGCCGCGCTTTAAGGATTGGACTAGACTTCCGCTTCTCCCAGTCCGTCCGCTCAATTCAGCAGAGGCAGGAGGGGCCGGATCGGCGGCCCAAGGTTGAACACGCGAGCCGCGATGACCTTCGAGTCGTCGGGCATCGCAATCGGCTTCTCTTGCTCCGTCGACAGACGAACGTGAATCTCTGTCGAGGTCTCCCCGTCGAGGTTCTGCAGCGCCACCTGTACGAGCACGGGATCTCCGCCCGCGCGGATGTCGTCGAGAACGTCCGCGATCTTGGGTCGCTCGCCGTGAGTCAACGCGGCGCCGAGCAACCCGAGTGAGAGCGGGCCAAGGTCGGTATGGTCGCGCAACGCGAAGAGAATCGCAGTGGTGATCTTGTCGTGGACTTCGGTCAGCGTGGTCATTCGCCTTCCCGCGTGAAGCGTTGCAGAACCACGCTCAGGTCCAAACTCAGTGTGGCGACGACCTGACAGCCCTTGGGGATCGGCCGCGGCCCCTTGTCGGCGCTCGCGTAGTCGACCGTCTTCCACACTTTATGCGTGGACGGATCGAAAATCAGTCGGATCAAGAGCGCCGGAAGGCCGCCGCCCGTCGGGTAGCGCTTCCGGTCCTCAAGCCAATGCATGATGTGGGCGATTGGCGGGTTGCCGTCTTCGTCCGGTTCGCGGAGCTTTGGCCACACCTGCTTTCCGAGAAACTTCACGTCCCCAACGTCGATATCGTGAAGCGCGGCGATGACGGCGATGGCGCAAGCGTCCAACGGGGTGAACACCTGAGCGCCGCCCCGCCCGCGGGTCTCCTCGCTCGGCGGGAACACGTTGCGGTCCCGAAGGCCCTTAAGCTTGCCCTGCAAGCTCTGTTGCCCCGTCGGGTCGAGGTGGTCGGCGATTTGCGCGAGTGTGTACATGGCGGGCCTTTCGTGCGCTCAGCGCTGGACTCATGGCATACCGCGAGTCATAAGACAAGCGCCTCGGGCTGGCGTGACGCGGTTCGGGGCGCGCCGGACTCGCCGCGGGCCTCAGCTTCTCGGCCTTCCCTCTCCCAAGGGCGGCGAGTCCGGCAACTCTCCTGGGTCAGACGGCCGGCGTGAATACGGACACGCCGGCCGTCGCTGGAAACGGATGATGAGCGCAGCAAGGGCCTTCTACACGGACCGCGAGGTCGCCGAGATGACCGGCCTTTCGCTCCGGCGGCTGCGTGGCGTGCTGGACCGGACCGGGCTATGCATGAAGCTGGGCAACCGGCGTCGCCTTTCGGAGGCGCACCTGGACGCCCTGGTGAAGGCTTTGGAGCCCGCATGCCGCTCACCCTCTATGAACGGCCGAACGGCGTTTGGCATGTCCGCGGCTCGCACCACGGGGTCCGCGTTGACCGAAGCGCTCGCACTCGCGACCGCCGCGAAGCCGAGCAAGTCCGCGAGGCGGTCGAGCGGCGAATCTTCGATCAGGTCATC